GCACTGGTTGGACTAGCATACCCCTTTTAACTGACAGAGGATTTGTTTCTGCTCAATCTGGTACGGACGGGCTTGTTCTGAACACTGAAGGCTCTGACCCCATTATATTCGGGACGAACAACACTGAACGGATGCGGATTGATTCCAGTGGTACTTTGATTCTGGCTGGAAACGGCGGAAGCGCAACTAACTCACTTGACTTTAGTTATAATGGCACAAGCGGTCAGGCTTCAATTAACGCGGATTCAAATGGCGGAAACACATATTTAACTTTTGGGACATCCGCCAGCGGAACACTCACCGAGCGGGTTCGGATTAGTTCAAGTGGCAACTGTGGTATCGGTACGGCTAGTCCGTCTGAAAAGCTGCACATTTCTGGCGCAGGTACGCAGCGGTTGCTAGTTGAAGAAACTGGAAGCACCGTAAAAACTAAACTGTTGTCTAGCACCACCGCTGGTGTCTTGGCTACAGCAACCGACCATCCGCTTGGCTTTGATACAAACGATCAGCGGCGAATGACTTTGACTAGCACGGGCTTAGGTATCGGCACGACTAGCCCGTCTCGCACCCTTACAGTAGATTCTGGAACAACCGACACAGTTGCCCTGTTTAGATCATCAGGTGATGCCAACGCATATATTCTTCTGGAAGATAGCAACACCACAACTGGCCCGCATGTCGGAGCGGTAACTGATGATTTGGTTTTAAGGACTAACAATATCGAACGGATTCGGGTTGCCTCTACTGGCCGAGTCACGGTCAAGAAATCGAGCAATGCAGAAGTCACAGCTTTAACTGACGGAGCTACAATTACTCCAGACCTAAACGATGCTAATAACTTCAGCGTCACTTTAGGCGGCAACCGTACTCTAGCTAATCCTAGTAACTGCACTGCGGGGCAGAGCGGCATCATTACCATTACGCAGGACGGAACTGGTAGCCGCACTTTAGCCTACGGTTCTTATTGGAAATTTTCGGGCGGCACTGCGCCAACACTCACGACTACGGCGAGTGCTGTGGACGTGCTGGCGTACTACGTTGAATCCGCTACCCGAATCACAGCAACACTAATATCAGATACCAAATAATCATGCCTATTAATTACGCATATACAAGAATCGAACCCCGCATCATCGCAAACCACGAATCGGGAAAACAAAACGTCATTACTGACATCGTAGTCGGCGAGACAGGCCAATGCTCTGACACTGGGCTGGGTGCTTACCGAGACACTATGGTCAAGCTCGACGCACCTACTGACAGCTTTGTGGCTTTCGAGGAAATCACTCCTGAATGGGTAGCCCCGTTCTGCCAGCAAGCGAGTGAAGAAGGTGGATGGCACGCCAGCATCGAGGCTGAGATTGAGGCGAAGAAAGCCGCTCCGGTTTCCGCACAGTTTGAATGGCAGAAGCCGCAGCCCGAAGCACCTGCTGAAGAAGAAGCTGAGTAATGGGAATAGGCTCTGCCAATCCGTTGTTGCTGGCTAGTGCTGCGAGTGGTGGTGACTCTGATCCTGTCACTCGCAGCCTGCGGTTTGATGGTGGCGAGTCTTTGTCACGCACCTTCGGAAGCGCTGGGGATAGCAAGAAGTTTACTTTCGCGTGCTGGGTTAAACGGACTGAGCTAGGTGGAAACCAAAGAATCTTCCAAGCGTCAAACTCCAACAACGATGACTTCCTGCGGTTTAATAACGATAACACTCTAGGCTACTGGATATACCAGAACGGCAGCCACAACCATCAAGGCAACACTACTGCTGTGTTTAGAGATGTCAGCGCGTGGATGCACGTTTGTTACGTTGTCGATACAGCGCAAGCTACGGCGGCTAACAGGGTTAAGATATTCGTTAACGGCGTCTCTCACACGCTATCAGTTTACCCAGATCAGAACCGAGATTGTTCGGTAATGAACACAGCGGCTCTACATTACATTGGCCGTTACGGTAACTCTGCCAGTGAGTACGCTAACCTGTATATTGCTGATGCGTATTTTCTTGATGGCGAAGCGGTTGAGCCAGTTGGCAACTTCATCGAGTCTAACGATTACGGCAGCTATATCCCAAAAACCTACACTGGCTCATTCGGCACAAACGGCTTTCATTTAAAGCTAGATGACAGCAGTGACATCGGTGCGGATGATGCTGGGTCTAATGATTTTACTGCGAATAATTTATCTAGCCACGATGTAATGCTGGATACCCCGACGAAGAATTACGCAACGCTTAACTCTCTGGACGCCAAGGGTAGCGCGGGTTCTGACACATTTAGGGAAGGAAACCTAGACGTTGAGTTTTCTAATATTAGGTCACACGCCGGAACTGTGGCAGCAACAGGCAGTGGGAAGTATTACGCAGAGGTGTACTATAAGTCTGGCGGAGGTTCCAACCGAATTGGTGTGGGTGTTGTGTCTTTAGAGGATAGAGTTAAGGACAACACAGGCTATTCGGTTGGCACTTCGTCTACCAATGAAGGTGGGGCGATTGCTGTTTTTGGCTATGCGGGACAGGTTTTTAACAATCTCGGCTCAACTCCTACGAATGCTAATTACCTTGCTCAAAATGCACCTAGTTACGCTGCGATAGCGGTGGGGGATATTGTTCAGATTGCGTTAGACCTAGATGCTGGCACGGTTAAATTTGGATTGAATGGCGATTGGTACAACAACACTAGCACCAGTGCCTTTGCTTCAGCACAAACTGTTTCGCTTGATAAAACTAAAATCTGGACTTGGTTAGTTGGTGGTCAAGATGCCAGCTCAACTGAACGAGTAATCTTAAACGCGGGACAAGACCCTACTTTTGCTAATAACAAAACAAGCGGACAAGACACTAGCCAGAGTGAGTTCTACTATGCTCCGCCCGCTGGATTCAAAAGCCTGAACACCAGCAATCTCGATGCGCCAGCCGTTACGCCATCAGAGCATTTTAATACAGTTTTGTATAATGGAACCTATGATGGCTACAACGGGACAGGAACTGATTCGCAGTCGATTACAGGCGTTGGTTTTTCACCGGACATTGTTTGGATCAAAGATCGAGATGGGCAGAGCGATACTTACGGCAACGCATACAGCGCACATTACTGGTTCGACGCGGTGTTAGGTGCAGGCGCACCAGTTAACATTGATGCCGGACAAGGAATTAGCGGTTCTTTAAACAGCGGAGCTAATGGCGTTGACACATTTGATAGCGACGGATTTTCGGTGGACAGCGCAGACGAAACTAACTACTCCGCCGACACGGACGAAGACTATGAGCCGGATACACCAGAACGATATGTTGCGTGGTGTTGGAAGCTAGGCACGACTGCAAGTAGCTGGAGTGGATCGGGGCAAGACCCAGATTCTGAGCAATACAATTCAGATGCTGGGATGTCGGTTATTAATTACTATGATGGAGACTACGCTGGGACATCAATTACCTTTAACCACAGTTTAGGTGCTGCTCCAGAGTTTGCGATGGCATTAGACTACGAGGGTTATCACGGTGCAAACTACGCTTGGCACAAAGACCTGAGTTCTGGGAATTATTTAGACTTATCTAGCACCGGATCGCAAACATCCGACAGCACTTATTTCCCATCTTCGCCAGCAACCAATACGACTTTCGAGATGGGGGTAAGTCTTGTTGATGGAATTCAAAGTCATGTTGCGCTGTTCCGTTCGGTTGAGGGCTTTTCAAAGTTTGGAAGTTATAAGGGCGTAGGAAGCAATGGAGTTTATGTCTACACGGGTCATCGTCCAAAAATGATCTGGATTAAAAACAAAACTGGAACAGGTAATTGGTTTATTTTTGATGCAGTGCGTGACACCTATAATGAGGCTGTAAATTACCTTCAGCCCAATAGCTATGGCACAGAAGCGACAAACTCTGGGTACAAACTTGATATACTTTCTAACGGATTCCGAATCAACGTGGAATCGTCTCACATGAATAACTCATCATACGAATACATATTTTGCTCGTTTGCGGAGCAACCGTTCGCAGCACCGAGCAACGCCAGATAGGATTTATTATGCCATACGTTACAACAGAAGGACGCTCGCTTCCACTAGACAAAGCTTTTTCTCACAACGATAAAAGTTTTCCCTCAAATTGGTTAACCACGGTTACAGAGGATGATCGTCAGGCCGAGGGAATCAGTTGGGTGACGCCCGAAGAACCACCAGTAGTTCGTGCACCACTTGAGCGTGAGAAAGCTGACGGCATAGCGCGGGCTAAAGATGCTGCTGGGCAGATGTTGTCTGGGAGTGACTGGCAAATTGTAGCTTCCGTGGAGCGTCAACGTGTAGTTCCGACCGAGTGGGCCGAATACCGTGCAGCAGTGCTTGCCGAGGCGGATCGGTTGGAAGGCCAGTATAGCGCCGCTGAAAGCTACGAGGCCATTAACGCCATCCAGCAGAACTGGCCAGAGAATCCAGACGAAGTTGCTGCGCGCGAGGCTAATGAGGCTGGGGCGGCAGCGGCTAAGGCGAAGAGGGAGGAAAAGAAAGATGGCTGAGTACGATCCTAATTCATTGTCAGCTCAATTAGCTAGGATTGAGTCTCGGCAGATACATATTGTAGATAGGCTTGATGAGATTGCAGAGCGCATGAACAATCATTCACTTAGGCTGAAATATTTAGAGGAGTTTCGTTGGAAGCTCGTCGGAGCGATTGGATTAGGATCAGCGGGTGGAGCGGCAGCGTTTAGTAAGTTGTTTGGTGGAGAGTAATATGAAAGATAAACTAAAAAGCAGAAAGTTGTGGGTCGCCATTGGCGGCGTTTTAACCGTATTGGCAACTGAGTGGGCGGGAGTCTCACCGGAAATGTCAGAGCAAATTATCGGCGCAGTGATTGTCATTGTTCCCGCCTATATTGGCGGGCAGGGCATCGTCGATGCAGTAAAGGAATACGCTACCAAAAAATGATAGTTGATCTCCTAGCCGCTCTTCGCGCAGTACCGAAGATATTGGACGCGCTGGAGCGGTTAGGAGACATCCACACGGCACACGTTGCACAGCAAAGAAAAGATGAAAAAGATAAAGCTGTTATTGATCTTATTACTGCTGCTCGTGAGCGGCGGTTGCGGCGTGAGCGTGAAGCTGGACGGGTTTCGGGAGATAGCGGAGAGGCATCCGCTGGGGATGGAGCAGGTGACGGAGAACAGTGAAAGTCAGGCGTTAGTTATAGAGCTTGCGAAATACATAAACGAACTAGAACGTAGAATTGAGGCAGAATAATGGGTGATTTAACCGGACAAACAGTAGCCAGTACCTACTCGCAACTTTTGAATGTCGCCAGTCTGGACGCGACCTACCGCAACGTGACTGACGGTGACGGCACTGCCAGCGGCTTGACGCTTTCTACTGGCGGCGTTCGTGCTTCGCTCTTAAACGCAACTGGGGCTGTTACTTTTGACTCTACTCTTGAGGTAACAAGCGCGATTACTGCAACAGGAGGGGTTGTGGGGAGTGTGACTGGCGATGTTACAGGCAACGTAACTGGCAGCGTAACTGGCAACGTAACTGGCAATGTAACGGGCGATTTAACAGGGAACGTCACAGGCAACATAACTGGTAATTTAACTGGCAATGTAACTGGCTCTGCTGACACGTTGACAACTGGTCGCACCATTTCCGCTACCGGAGATATAGCGTGGACTTCCCCTGCATTTGATGGCAGCGGTAACGTAACATCGGCGGCAACTATTTCTAATGACGCAGTTGGGGCTGACCAGTTGGCAGACACAGCAGTTGTTGCTGGTTCTTACACGAACGCATCAGTGACTGTAGATCAGCAGGGTAGGTTGACGGCGGCTAGTAGTGGAACATCAGCGTCTATTTCTGTTCAAAGTGACAACACAAGCCTTGGCAACGATACAACTGTTAGTTCAATCCCAGCGGGGGCATTCTTAATGATTGGAAGCATTAGGCATGACATGAGCAGCAATCGAGGAACTAAAGCGTATGCAGAAATTAAGGAGTCTGACGGAACCGTTATTGACACGGTTGTTTTAGGAGGCGGCAATGAAAGTAACGGCATTGACGGGGGTTCAGGAATGTCTGCAAGGGCAGCATTCACTATAGGATTACCGTCAAATGCTGCTTCTGTTCGGATATACAGAGGCGGAGGGTCGGGAGATATGAGCGGCGAGGTAACTCAATTTGTTAAATTTGCATAATGCAACAACCGTGGCACTATTAAAATGACACTTACAGAACTATCTAATTTCGTAACTACAAAGCTTTCAGACACCGATAGCTCGTCTGTATCTGTCTGCAAAGACTTTATTAACCGCCGTTACCAAATGATCTGGGACAGCGGCCTGTGGGATGAAACGCTAGGTGTTGCATCTAAAGCCGTAGCCGCACAGGACACAGAGATTGTGCTAGACTCTACGCCCACAGTTACCTTTTATCAAAGCTCTTCTGCGCCTACCACTAAGATTGATTTCCCTGTGGCTATTCGGTTTACTGAAACCGGAGACACTGACGGGGTGAACATCCTTAACGAAGAGTGGGTTACGTTTTTTCAGCTTGATCCTAATATGTGGGAGAATGTTTCTTCCCGCAGGGCTACCCCAACCAACTTTGTCAACCTCCCGAAAGACGGAAGTGGCAACTGCCGGATCAAGCCTGTGCCAGTACCGGACAGTACTGGTACTTTATTTGTGCTAGGCAAGCTAAAGTGGGTTGAGTTGGGAGACAATGATTCCCCCACCCTTAACGGCATTGATAATGCACTGCTTGCTTTTGCGGAGGGTGATATGCTTGAGCGTTCGCGTCAGTATCAGAAAGCCCAGCTTAAATTTACTGAGGCTGCATCGCACATACAGATTATGCGCGACCTAGAAAACGGTCAGAAACAAAACATTAGCCGCATAATCCCGCATACAGAACAAGAAATTAACTTCCGAGATGTTGTAAGCTAATGCCTATACAAGAGAACAGCCAGCTTGACGATCAGATTGCCTTCGACGGGGATGTATCATTTTCCGGTGGTCAGGCAAGTAACGTGCGTAAGAACACGATTGCCGAGGGTGCTTACTCTATAGGAAAGAACACTGACTTCGACACCTTTGGTAACATCGTAAGCCGCAAAGGTGTGGCACAGCTTGTTGGAGATGTTGTTGATTCGGTTTGGGGCGACATAACGACTAATTGGCAGTCCACATCAACCGTATGGACTGCAAGCCTTACGGGTTCTGTTGATTCTATTGCTTACTTTGATACTCCAAATATTGAAAAGATTGTTGTAGCGGAGTCGGACACAAGCGGCGGGACGTATAAGGTTAAGATTGTTGGCGAGACTGGAGCTATTGCTGACACAGGCGGCACGTTTAGCTCAACAGCAGATTCGGTTTACTTTGCTCAACTTGTTGACCGGATGTATTACTGCGATGGGGTAGGAAATTTGGCTTATGTTAATGACTCCTCTGCTTCCCAGTCAATTACTGTAGGAAAGATAACCAGTGTAGAAATGACTGATACTGGCAGTGGGTACACATCAGTTCCAACCGTAACATTTTCTACTAGCAGTGGTTCTACAGCCGCCGGAACGGCTGTTTTGGGATACGGCGGCAAAGTTCAGAGCATTGACATTACAGACGGAGGCTCTGGGTACACCGCTACAGTTCCCCCTACAGTCACCATATCGTCTGCCCCGTCTGGCGGCACTGACGCAAAGGGTGTAGCGCACTTATCGCAAACCCCCTCTAAGCCTAAGTTACTTACCTCCCACACTAACAGATTGTTTTGCACATCTGCTGACACTGCCGTACCTAGCGACACGCTTTACGTCAGTGACATTTTAGATGGGGAAAGCTGGGACATTATAGGTAACGCTATACGGGTTGGTGACGGTACAGGAGACCCAATAACGGCCATAGCTTCTTGGTACTCCTACAACTTGCTTGTGTTTAAGGAGCGCAGCGTGTGGGTTGTTGAGGCTAACCCTGCTGCGGCAGTGGCTGACTGGCCGATCAAGCTTATTAACAATAGAGTAGGCTGTGTGGCGCACAAGACTGTGCAGCAGGTTGGGTCTGATGTGTTTTTCTTGGCCTCTGACGGCGTAAGAAGCCTGTCTACGATTGAGTCTGGAGCGCAGACAGATGTTTCCACACCCCTTTCCGCCCCTATAAACGACCAATTCAAGCAGAATACAGACGGGTTTCAGTCTAAGTCATGCTCCGCATTTTACGATAAGCGTTATTTGATTTCTGTTTGCTCTAACGGCATAGAGGTTCCCAACCGAACATATGTGTATAACACAGAGCAGAAGTCTTGGAGCGGGTTTTGGACTGGCTGGCAACCTAATGACTTTACGGTTACGGGGTTTAGCGGGAAAACCCGCCTTCAATTTGCTGATCAAAGCGGCAAAATCTACACTTGGTTAAACTTTATTGAGCTAGATGACGAGTCTGAGAGCTTTTACCTAGACCAAACAACCCCCTACGAGACTGAGTTGGTTACTCGCGCCTATAACTTTAAGGAAATTTACGCCTCTAAGACGGGTTATCAAGTTGAGTTCGATATGGACAACCAACTGATACAGGATCAGAAGGTTAGTTTCTTTTTCCTTAAAGATATGGACGGTTATGAGTCCCAGATTTTGCAGGAAAACGGATACGAGGTGCAGAGTGAAGGGGAAGACGACCTTACCCAGACATTCTTAGGGGAGCTTGAGTCCGATGTTGTGGTGGGCAATGGTAAGCGTCACTTTATTAAGGGATTTAACCTTTTGAGCAAAGGCAAGTTTGAAGACATACAGTTTGTAGTGGCTACAGACTCTGGCCGACTGTCTTTGCACTCCGTAAAAACGTCAGCATTCCCAGATACTATCAATCCACAGCGATGACACACCCAGAATCCACAGTAAAAATGGCAGATTTCCTAGCGGAGAATCTTGACTTCTGTGCAGATTGGGATCGTGAGCGTTTGCTTGATTGGGTACAGTGGTTTGTGAATAATGACCGTTATTACGCTGTCAAGGCGAAAGGGCGGCTAGTTGGGCTGACATTATTACGGATGGTGGACACTGAAAAGCAGTGTCACGAGCATTACAAGGATACGGAAGGGGGCATTTGTTATGTGGAAGCCTGTGTGAGCAGGTTTCCGCGCTGCATAAACCGGATGTACGAGATGGTCTGGAACAGATGGTCACAGACCGCACACAGTATGGCGTGGATGCGTCACAAATATAACAACAGAGCGACAGTTGTCGATATGGGCAGAATTAAAAGACGTTTTTTAGGATAGTAAAATGGGCAAATCATCACCAGCACCACCACCTACCCCTGATTACGCTGAAGCGAATCGTGAGGGTATTTTCGCAGACATAGAGACGTTACCAACGCGCCGACTGATTGAGTCAGCAGCGCGTCAGGGGACAATGGTCGAGTACGAAGACCCTCGGACGGGGGAAATGCGTACTGCGGACTTCAGAGGCTTCGGAGACATTGATCTCACGAAGGCTGAGATGTCCGGCCTAATTGATCTTGTCCCGCAGCTAACGCAAGCCCAGCTAGACAATCTCGTTGAGTTCGGCCCGCAGTTTATTACTGCACAGCGGGAGCAGATGCAGCAGCTAGACCCAGAAGGGTTTGGATTGCGGGAAGACTTTGCCCGCAGGCTGCGTGGAGGCGAGCGCACAGCAGAAGATGTGGTGGCAGGAACGCAATATGAGGAGGTTGGTGATGCTCCTGAGTTGCGTACTGACACAGGTCAGACTGCCGAAATGCGGCGTCAGCTTGAGGAACAGGTGCTAGACCAGCTAATGTCCGGTGAAAGGCTCACAGAGGCGCAACAACGCGCATTAGAGCAGGGTGTACGAGGGGCTGCTGCTGCTCGCGGACAGGCTCTGGGCAGCGGTGCTGGATTACGCGAAGCTATTGCGAAGCTGGAAGGCGGTATGCAGCTAGGTCAGCAACGGCGTGGTGAGGCTCTGGGCTTACTGGCAAGCGGCCAGACTGAAGCAGACAGGGCCAACGCTATGGCGCAGCAATCATTTGCTAATGCGATCCAGCGTGTGCAGCAGATCAATCAAGCTCGTAACGTAGGCTCGCAACAGCAGCTTGCTGCCCGTCAGCAGGACATTGGCAACATCCAGTCTTACTTAGGGTTACAACCGATTGCAGCGCAGGGTGCTGCGATGTCCGGTCTGCAACAGGGTGCGTCACCATTTACGATGCCTCAGATGCAGCGCGGTATGGGTCTTGATCCAAACGCTGGAGCGGCTGGCACTGGGTTTGCAAGTAACATATTTGGTACTCAAGCAGATATTTACAAAACGCAAGCCAGTCAACCAACCACTGCTGGCGCACTGGGCGGGCTTGCTGGGGCAGCTTTGGGCGGTGCTGGCGCGGCTGGCGGATTTAAGAATTTGTTTTTCGGAAAATAAAGGGGTTGTATAATGGCTAGAACATTTTTAGAAGGTCTTGCATCGGGCTTCCAGTCGCAGATACCCAACATCCTAGCTGCTAGGCAGCGTCGAGAGGCTGAGGAGAAGCGAACTAAGGAGGCGTTGGCGGAGCTAAAGGCCCGTTACCCTCAATTATTTGAGGAGTTTGCAGCGTCTCGTGCCACCATTAAAGACTCTCCTATTATCCCTCAAGAAGACCCTTCTGGCATCCCGCCTTTGCCGATGACGCAAGAGCAGGCCGCTGCTGCGCCACAGCAAACGATACCGTTTGATGAGTCTACTCTTACAATGGGGGACATATCAGGCTTAATGGGGCGTTTTGCTAGGGAGCGTGACGAGTCGCAAAGACTAGCAGCAGAGCAAAGGGCTGAGTCGCAAAGACTGGCAACAGAACAAAGGGCTGCGGCTAGGGCTGAAGAATTAGCGGCTAAAAATAAAGAAGAAGCCAACCGGATTGCTTTGGAGAGAGCTAGGCAGGGGTACGCGACTTCTGCCGCGCTAAGAGAAGCCTCCGAAGAAGAGGCTCTTAGGCGAGGGGTTCCAATTACCACCCTTCAACCTAGTGTGACTGGCGGCGAGCCTAAAGATTTGACTGGGCTATTAGCTCAGACAGGCGTTCAAGAGTTCAAGGCGGAGCGAGCTATGGGACTTGCAAGTGAGCAAATTCAAGCTGACAGAGAAGCAAAGCAGAGGCAGGAGGCTGAGAACACCAATACAAGGAACTACATTTTAAGTGAGTTTAGAGGCAGGGAGATAAACAAAGACCAACTTAACGCGTTGGGGTTATCTAATCTTCCTGAAGACCAAAGACGAGACGTTATAAACAAGCTGGAAGTTAGGTACGCTTTAACTCAAAAAGATAAGCAAGTAACTCCTAGCGTTGCAGTAACTGATTTAAAGGACACTTTAAAGGGCAATCCGCTTAATGAGAAAACTGGACTTCCTTACTTTAAGTATTTAGGAAAAGATTTTTGGAGCACGCAAGAAGGGGTTGCGATTTCTAAAAGTCCAGTTGTAGCCGAGTGGCTCAACAGAAGGATTAGTCAGGGCGAAGATGTCCCGCACCCAGCTAATATATTAAAAACAATCTCCGAAGAAACAAGCAGCGTAGCCTCTATTAAAAAGCTTCAAGACGAAACAGCCGTTCTTAACGCTGTTTCGGAGCTAAACTCTGGTCTGGCCGAGGACGCAGTTAGGGAAGGTCTTACAACGCCAAAACAGAAAGCGTTGTTCGACAAGGCTTCTACTGCTTTAAAGGCTGGGGCAAAAGAATCAGAGAGCATGACTGCAAGAGGGTGGGCAGAAATAACATCTTATCTTGATAATAGCTTAACAAGCGTTGGCAAGAACCCAAACTTAGTCACGCTTGTTAACATAGGCGGCGGACAGCGGGTTACAGTTCCCCTCTACAGGATGAAGGTTACATACGATAAAGACGGAAACGCATTTAGGGAAGTTGTTCCAGCCCCCTTATCCATAATCAATAAACTTCCCCCAGCGCAACAAGAGCAACTGAAGAAGGCTATCAGAGACGAGGAAAGGCTCCCTGATACTGGTGACGCTAATTGGGGCGAACCTCAGAAACTCAAGTCTGGCAATGATTTCCTGATTCAACCATTCAGAGGTAACCCGCTCCCTAACGCGAACACTCCCACTCCGTTCCAGACTCCTATGCCACCACTGCCACAGTAAAATGTTTAAATACAAGATTACCGACCCAAAGACTGGCAGGTCTACTGTCGTAGCCTTTCGTAGTCAGCCAACTGAAGAAGATTTAAGGGAGGCTGTTGAAAGGGTTTTTGGCAAAGCGGAAGAGGACGATGGCTTTTACACTTCTTGGGGCAACTTAGTAAAGGCAGGCTTTAAGAAGGGTGCTTTGGATTTGTGGGCTATGGGCATTTCTAGGCCCGCATCTAAACTAGCAAAAGTTTTTGGGGACGAAGAGGAGGCGGAGAATCTAGAGCTTAAAGCTCAAGCATTAAGTGAGGCGGGGTCAGAGATTGCCCAAGAGGCCGCCGAAAAATCTCCATACGGCAACATAATGACAAAGGTCTGGCTGGGCGTTGGTGGTATGGCTCCAGCCTTAGGCTCCGCCGCCCTTACTAAAGACCCCACAAAAGCTCTTGGTGTGGCGAGCGGCGTGACTGGCGTTCAGACTGCTGGCTCAGAAAACAAAAGGCTTCTTGATGTAGAGACTAAGAGGCTAATGGAGGAGGAGGGCATTAGTGAGTATGAGGCTAGGATTAAAGCCTCTGGATCAGTGCTGCTTCCCAGCCTAGCACAGGGAGCTAAGACTGCTGGCATCACATACGGAGGTGGCATTTTTGCAGGCAAACTGGGTCTTGCTTCGATTGAAACAGGGGCGGCTGCAAGTAAGGCTTCTTCCAGTGGAATGTTTGGTAAGGCAGCGGACTTTTTTGCTAAAAAAGGAGCCGCTCCGGCAACTGCAAAGTATGCTTCTACATTTGCATTGGAGGGGGTTGAAGAGGGACTAGACTCTCTTGCTTCTTCCGGCATTGACTGGGGGACTGGGTATGCTGACTCAGACCTTACTCTGGGGGAGGCTGTTAAGAGGGCGCAGGAGGATTTCATAGTTGGGTTTATTACTGGCGGTTTAATTGAGACTGCTAGAAGAGGCGCGTCCGCTGCTTTGGGTGAAGGTAAGAAGGGTGAAGCTGCCAAAAAAGCACCAGATGAGTTGGGCATCAGGGAGCTTCAGCTTTCTAAGCCTGAAAATTATGAGGCTTATAAAAAGAACATTTCAGATCAAGTCAAGTTAGCATCGGAGGAGTACGGCAAAGCTGGCCTGCCTAAGATAGGCAAGATTCTGGAGAGGAGCGCAGCTAATTGGGTTAGAGATTCTCTGGGGGACTCCAACATCTCTGATGAGGCAGCGTTAGGCAGCAAGCTGGGTGAGGTAGAAAAGGTTCGCAGGCTTAGAGAACTTGACTTGAGGCTTGCCGAAGCCTCTGACACAGGCGGCATGCTTGAGTCTGCCGTATCTAAGGATCAGAGGAATCAAGTTATATCCGCCATCCAGTCCGAGAAGGCTCAGATTGAGTCCGGCCAGAAGGTAATGCACGAGCCTGCTGTGCAAGATGTTTTAGACAGACTGGGCGTAGATACTGTAGCGGCGGCATACGACATTATGACGGGCAAAGCTGAGGCTCCGGTCAAGCCTGCCGAGCCTAAGCTCCCAGAGCCGGAGGCTCCAGAGGCAAAGGATCAGCCTATTGAAGCTGAGGAGCCCGCACCTGAAAGCAAGAAGAGTGATGTTCTTCGGGAAACATTTGAAGTTCCAGCCACGAAATTAAAAACAGAGAGGCAAGCCAAGGTAGCTAGAAGGGCTGACGAGCCGTTTGTTGATCGCCCTCAAACGCCATTTGAGCAAGCTCAGACTTCTGAAGATGTTCTTAGCCCAGATATCCCGCCTAAGCAAGCGGAGCTTTCCGGTATTGATATAGGTGCTGGCCTTACTCAGCAAGAAGCTGCGGCTGTTAGGGCGGGAGCGCAAGGTCGCGGCCCCACTATGAGCGCAGAGCAAATGATGGCTAGGCGTAGCGGTGAAAAGAAGACGAGAGAGGCGGAGGAAAGGGCTAAAGGTGTTGAGACGGCGTACCAGACTCCAGATAAGGAAGTCATTATTTCTGAAGTCTCTGATTCTGTGGACATTACTACGTCTGACCCAGAGTCAGCCACGATGGATGCCATACAGGAAGCTGACTCCATAGCTGAAAGTTCTAACATAAAGCTTACAGCCGAAGATAAGATAGAAATTGCCAACAGGGTGCAGTCTCGTAAGGAAGCGGAAGTAGCAGAGTCCGGCGGCGTGACTGTAGAGCAGGGGCTGGAGGCGTTTGCGTCAGCACTTGATAAGCTTAGAGGCGGTCTGAGGAAGTCACGGCGAGGACGCTTAGGCGCAAACATTGGTCTGGTTGAGTCTCAGATCGAGCTTGCGGCAAGCACTGGCATACTGGCGGCTAGGGCTGGACTAAGCGCAACTGACGTTATGAATGTTGCTCTTGCTAATCTTAGGACTAACCTGAAGAAAGAGGGCAAGAGGATAACTGACGCGAGGAGCGAGGAGGTTTTGCGTAGGGTTTCTAACTATATAGTTGGAAGGGCGGAAGACGCAGGAACCAGAAGTGACTTCAGGAACATTAACCTAGACATAAGAGCGGCTAGAAAAAGCAGGAAATTAAAAGCCGCATTAAAAGAGGCAGGCATTAACCCAGACGTGCTGGAGGGGAATGTTCCCCTCAATGCTGACCCTAGGGTTACGTTTAAAAGCAATCCTCTGGGTAACATTAAGGGCGAGTGGAACAATACCAGCGAGGCGTCTGCTGTTCTGAGGCACATCGATCAAGACTTCACTAGGGTTACATCGCCCTCCTCAACGCTTGATTCGGCTAACTTCCTTAACAAAAATCAAGCTCCGTTAGTTCAGAAGTGGGCCAGCGAAAAACCGGATACTGGAACTCAGCTTTCTGGCCGCATAGATATTCCCGCCTTCCTCTCCTTCGGGAAGTACGTTGTCTCTATTACTAAGGGCCAGACCGCTTTAGGGTACGACAACATACTGACTTTGGACGTTAAGGCAGACGAAAAAGGTCTTAGCGTCAAGTCCTCTGGAAAGGGGAATGTTGAGGATATCGCGTCTGGGCAGATGGCTAAGGACACAATCGTGTATGTTACAGGCGGGTACATGCCGTCCACTTTCTCTCCAGATTCTGGGGTGCAGACAGAGGACGGAAGGAACGTGACGCCTGAAGAGCTACACGATCCTAGAAAGTATGTGCAGATTTCTATGAACCCGCGCCGCAGCAAATACTTTTACGACAGGCGCACGGGCAGGGCGGTTAAGGGGTTTAAGGCTGGCACGAGAATACATCAGATAGGAGCAACGCTTTTTGCTGAAAGAGGCAAGGACAATATCGTATACACCGAGCGCGCAAGTGACATCGGCTTAGTCCGCCTCAAGCGGCTGCAAAGGGAATTTTCTAAGTACGCTAGGTCTGGAAGAGCTAAGATGGGTTCGCTTAACATCGATGTTATGACGGCCACTATGGCTGACAAGATGCTCGGAGTTGCGATAGACGGCATTATCGTTGGTCGCATGACCTTCGACGCAGCTTTAGACTACGCTTACAACAAGCTTGACGGGGTAACGCAAAGATCGCTAGACGAAGACACCGTTAAGAGTGCCCTAGCTGAACGCCTAAAACTTGCCATAGACGCTCTGGCAATGGGCCAGACAGAGAAAGCCTCCATCGAGTTCGCAATTAATGCGTTGAAGATGACTTCACAGCTTGATGTTAAGTATGCGGAGGCGACTGAAGGCTTAGTCAAGGAAGCCAAGGTGGAGAAGAGCAGGCTTGATGAGGTTGACATCAAGTCTGATATAGCCAGTGCTGCCCCATTACTAAGTGGTGGAGGCAGGCTTACTAAGAAACTTTTGCAGTCCCTGCTTAATAGCCCGACAAAAACGCTTGAGCTTGGGATGAACTATCTTTCGTCTAGGCTATCGCTACAGATAAACACCGAGGCCCAGCTAAGGGGCAGCTACCACCTTCGGGACGAGAACGGCAAGGTGATCGAAGACTTTAGCGAGACGATCAGCAGCGAGGTTGATATATACCTCAGAGCTAAAAAGTCCGGCAGACCTTTGCCTATGATTTCACCTGAAGCAAAGCGTATCGCTGACGAGATAGAGAGAGTGTTCGATAAGCAGGGTGAGGACGCTAAGGCTGTTCAGACTTTTCAGAGGCAGAAGGACGGCACTTATGAGTTGGGTAAGTTTGCTATGCGGGAAAAGGGCTACTACCAAACCCTCAAGATTGAGTATATCGAAGCACTCCGAGCTTTGCTTTCCGGCCAAAGGCTTGATTCCGCTCAAGAGTCTGACCTTAAAGTTTTCATAGAAAAACAAAACCTTAAAGGCAGGGCTGAAGCTAAGGATTGGGCTAAGAGGAACGGCCTAGGGGAGTCTAAGAGCAATATTGATGGTGTTGGGACTGAGACTGTTTCCTCTCTTGAAAGGGCTAGGGACACCCAACTGAATCTGGACTTAGTAGACTTTACTCCACAAAGGTTCTCCTTACAGTCTGACGCTTGGGCGAAGCGTGTGTCAGAGATTCAAGCGTTTAGGCAGGGAGTACCTAACGATCCAGATATATTTGAGACATACATGAAGACCCTTTCTGAGGGCGAGTTCAGTGATGTTCAGGGAGCGAAGGAGTTAAGCCAGATTATAGACGAGGCAAGGAGAACCGCTTATCAAGAGGTAAACACAAAGAATTTGGCAAACGAACTGGCGTCCACTAAAGAAGCTAGATTTTTCAACAGGTTAACGAGCGTCATTCAGATGAGTGCCTTAACCTCAACCCTGACCCAGCTTACATCCATCCCATTTACTTTTGTTAAGTCTGCTAGGATGGGGTCTAAGAAATCATTCCTAAAGGCGATCCTGTCGATGACAAAAGACTTGAAAGGGACTGACGAAGTTCGCGGGATGGGTCTTGTTACCGGATCAATGAGGGCTATGTCGGGCCACTACCTAGACAAGTCATCGATATCCTCTGCCGCTAGAAATATTTTTGATAAGGGTGGCGATTTGATGCTTTCTCCGGTTGCAGCAACAGACAGGCTGTCCAGAAAGATATCGCTTCATCAGGCTTACCACTATGTACAGGAAGTTAAGAAGGCCAAACAAGAGGGTGTCGAGCCTAAGCTTATTGAGACTTTCAGCAAGCATGCTGAGAGACTGGGTCTTGACCCAGAAGCGATACTGAATGGCGACGAGGTGCAAGAGTCCCGTTATTTGATAGGCTCTGTGTTTGAGACTCAAGGCTCATACAAGCTGGGCCAGCTTCCTGTGTTTATGACCAACCCTGCGGCTCAGTTTGCGCTCAAGTTCAGCCCCTTCGCATTTCAGATTTCCAACACCATTCACACTGAGGTGATGACAACGTACAGGGAGCGTGGCATAGGGGCCAGCATATCATACCTGATGATGCTGGCGGCTACTATGGCAGGCTCTCAAGAGTTGCTCTCTCTTCTGTTCGAGAAGTTTTTCGGCAGGGAGCGAACGGACATTGCAACCTTAGATGAGATTGCTGCACAGGAAACAGCATTAGGTGCAGGCAAGCTTGCGTTTGATAGGGTCACACAAGACCTTCTGGATGTTGGGGTATTCGGGGCGACAGGGTATTTTATACAAGGCAATAAATTTGCTGACGGCGACTTCAGTATTGGAGACTTTGCCAATGCAAGCGTCTTTAAGGAGATCGCTGAAGTGAGCGAGCAGTATCGGGACGGGAAAATTGACAGCGACGAAGTTCTCAGGAAGCTGGGAAGAGGTCTTTTCAAATACTACAGGGACACAAGCTCGCTTCTAGCCCAGAACGAAAGCATTCGGCAGGACTACGATTCACTGGTTAGGATTGATAAGGAGAGGAAGAAGCGCAAGCTGAGAGGCGTACTGGAGCGTTGGCAAGAAGATACTGGGGTTGAGATTGCCAGAGGCTATGGCGAACCCACCTCAACCACTAAGTATAAACGGTACGTTGCTGATGCATTGCTGATAGGGGACATAGCAGAGGCTAGGCTTAGGGCGATTGAGTTTTCAGAAGCATCTTCAGATAAGGAGAAGTCTTGGTCAGCACTGAGCCAGAGCCTGAGTGCCCGACAACCGATTATGTCCGCTGGCCGAATGAGCAATGAGCAAATCCAAAGCTTCTCTGAATGGGCCAGCCGCAACCTGTCTAAGGAGGACTTAGATGAAATAGCAGAGGTAAACAGGGAGTACGAGCAGTCAGGGTTTAGGGCTGGACTTATGACTAGGGGCGGAGAGACACCCTACAAGGACAGCATGAATCAGATGAAGGAGCTAATGACTGGCAAGCCTACTAAGAAGTCTAAGCCGATGCCTCCTCGCAGACGAACTACTTACGAAGATTTGCTTCGCCAACGCAAGGCTGATATAGGGGGAGGATGATCGGAAACCTAAAGGTGGGCACTGATGGGGAACTAGCCGTTGCTGCTAGGATGGCGCAGCTAGGCTACGACATTTCTTTTCCCACCGGAACCACCTCTTACGATCTTATCGCCGAGAAAGACGGAGCCTGCAAAAGGATACAGGTTAAGACGGCATCCCTTTCGGAGGTTAGAGGTAGCTACAGAGTGACACTAGCTTACGGGAGGAACCGGAAGGGGCATTACGACAAGAGTCTATGCGATGCGCTGGTAGCTTACGCGCCCTTTTCTAGGGACTACGATGACATGCACGAAGACGGTTTCTATGTGATTGCGGTGAAAGAAATTCAGAAGCTAAGGAAGTTTAGTGCTACGCTTTTCCCAGCAGGTAAGGGGCGTGGCAGGATAAAGACTTGTAGCTGGGAGAAGTATAAGGACGCTTGGTCAACTATATAGTTATGGCGGTAAGGACTCACAAGTTTAGCACAGGCAAGTTCAAGATTATCTTTGAAGAGATTGACGGGCTGTGTTGTGACACTGACAACCCGCCAGAAGATGAGGAAAAGTCGATCAGCATCAATCCGCGCCTAAGCAAACGATATCGTTTGGAGGTGCTGATACACGAGATGCTTCACGCTGAGTACCCTAGTATAAAAGAAAGCAGCGAGGAGCAGTGGGTGGACGAAGCCGCCCGCAATATCTCCTCGCTGCTGTGGAGGTTGGGCTACAGGGAAACTAAAGACCCACGGAGCTAGTCGCTCTTTCGATTACTATACCTCGAAGCTTTGTTCTAACCTTCCTGAGGTGGTAGTACTCCTGCTTAGATTTGTCACTGTCCCAATGGTACTCACCACTAGCAACCTCGGCCCTGTGTCGTAAAAGCTCCCTAAGTCTCTCGTCAATCATCTCGATGTATGTCTTGATCTCGAACGCATTAAGTCCCTTACGCACGGGGGATGGGGAGTTGATGTCAACCATTGATAACCTCCTCGAACTTCTTCTTGAACTCCTCGTT